CACGCTCACGCGCTTCCTTTTTGAACGCGTCTGTCTCGTCCTTCAACTCCTGCTCAGAAACGTCATAGGCATCCCGAATTGCGTCCTTGTGTATATCAGCACGCTCACGCGCTTCCTTTTCGAACGCGTCTGTCTCGTCCTTCAACTCCTGCTCGTAGACATCGTAAGTATCGCGAATGGCATCTTCGCGTCGGTCACGCTCGTCATCCAGTTGCTCTTCAGCCGCGTCCTTGCGCCGGTCAGCTTCGGCCTCAATCGCCGCAAGCTTGGTCTCTAATTCGTCCTCGATGGCCTGACGCCGTCCTTCAAATTCCTCGTCTAACAGTCGCTCCGCCTCATCCTGAAGCCGCCTCAATCCGGCCTCAGCACTGCTCGTTATAGCGGAGATCATGTCTTCCAGCCATTCAATGCGTGCGGCCAGCGGATCCATGAACTTGCTAGCAAACAACTCGCCGTAGGTCGTCGCCAAGGCAGCGATAGTGCTGCCCAGGCTAGCCAATTGGTCCTCTATGGCCTCCTCGAAGGTTTCACCGAAGCCAATTCCGGCAGCAGTGCCAGCAGCCTCCCCTGCCTCAGTCCCTATGTCCTCGAATGCGTCCCAGTCGAACTCGGGAAATTCGAGGCCAACGCCCACGCCAACGGATATAGCGTCGGCTATCCCAACGCCAATAGCGCCGATGATATCCCCCGCTCGGCCCAGAGCTCGGTTGAGTGTACTAATAACGTCCCTGGCCGTGGCCGAAGCGATGTTCACCGCTTGATCGTGGAGATAACCCATGGCCGCCAGAATCTCATTGATATAGCCCAAGGTAGTGCCATAAATGCTGCTCCAAGTGCCCCCCGTTATGTCGTCAAGGAACTTGTACGCTACGCCAAACTCGCCTTGAATGACCTTCAACCCTTCGGCGACAACCGTTTGGACTTTCTTTAAGGCTTCACTGGACTCGGCAGTATATTCTTTTTTCCACGTATCTATCAGAGTTTGAAACTCAATCTTCCAGCCCGTCGTAGCAATCGTCATGCGGTTCAGGTGATATTCCATCTCAGCGGCTATGTCTTCGCCTGCAAACACCCGCTTGATATAAGTCCAAACGGAGGCGAATGTGGTTGCGGCGAAACTGACCGTCTCAAGCGCCAAGCGGACTTCTGCTGCCAACCGCTCTATCACGTTAGCCACTACATCCAGAATGAAATTTTGGACTTCCTCCAAGATCGGTAGTATCTTTTCAGCCCACGGCCCCAGATAAGTCAAAATGTTCTCTAGAGCAGTTTCGGTATTATCGCTGATATTCTCGTAAGCGAGCCGCATTTGGTCGGCGCTCCAAACTACGGCGTCCCGCATGAGAATCCAAGCAGAGATGAAAGTAGCTGCACCTGCTGCCATGGGCTTTGCCATTGCCTCAATGAGCAGCATTAAAGCGTCCACGAAATCACCGAAAGCCAGTCGCACCTCAGTCAATACGGGGATGAAGTAATCTTCCCATGCGGCCACCGCCCAGTCGATGGCCTTGGGAAGTTTGTCTCCTAGTTGCTCTATGACCCAAGTGAGAACGTCCGACAATGCCTTTACCACCGGAATGACCCAAGTCTCCATAACTTGAGGCAACTTTTCGCCAATGGCCACGATTGATGTGCCCAAAGCATCCACCACTTGGTCAACGAACGGCATCAGATAGTCGCCTATAGCGAGCACAAAAGCAGTGACTTTATTTTTCAGTATCTCAATCTTGCTGATTGTCGTGGCATATCGCTGCTCTGCTTCCTCCACCAGCGCAATATTCTCCTCATACGCATCACTGGACAATTCCACGGCATCGCGCACCGTTCCCTCTGCCTCTGCCAGGGAGAGCAAAGTGCGCATTAAACGAATGTCTGAGAGGCTCATTTCCTCCAAAATCTTCGTGGCATCATCGCCCGATCTTCCCAAACCCTCGACAAAACGCGTGAATGCTTCGGCAGCATCCTCTTTCCAAAGGGTGGCAAAATCCTCTGCCGCCATGCCCGAAACCATGGCGTAGCGTTCCAGTTGCTCTTCACCTTCCATCACGGCCTGATTGATATCCAGGAGAGCGCGTTGCATGGAGGAACCGCCCGCAGCAGCCTCGATGCCCACGCTACTGATTGCCGTGGCCAGTCCCAATACATCGGATTCTGTCAGCCCCGCGATGGAGCCTGCGCCCGCCATGTTCTGAGCCATGTTGGTGATCTCGGCCTCCGTCGTGGCGAAGTTGTTGCCTAACGCTACGATAGCGGACCCCACGCGATCCACGTCAGACTGGGCCGTGCCCATTACGTTCATAAACCGTGCGAGCGCCATGGCCGCTTCGGTAGCCGATAGGTTAGTGGTCGTCCCCAAATCGGCCATGACCTTGGTGAAAGACAAAATGTCCTCTTTCCTCACGCCCAACTGTCCGGCTGCCTCACCGATGGCCATGAGGTCTTCCGCACTCATCGGCAACTGTGTGGATAGGTCTACGAACGCGGCCTTCAGTTCTTGACCGGCCTCAGTCAGATTGTTCTCCGAGTCTACTAGCCCATCGACGGTCTTGATTACCCCAGCGAATGCGGATTCTACTTTGATCGCCGCGTCTATGCCCGCCTTGCTCAATGCCACGAACGCAGCAGTAGTCGCTGCTACTGCTGCGGCAATAGCCACGACAGCCGTTATCGCTATGGTCGCTGGCCCCCCAATGGCAGCTAGTGCACTACCAAGGCCGCCCGCCGCTACGCCAGTGCCTGACAGAGCAGCAGCACCCGCCGTGGAGGCCATGTTCATCTGAGAGATACCCCGAAGATATTGGGATAGTCCCCGATTGAATCCACCCATATTCAAGATGGCTTCGAGGCCGATCTTTTCCATGCGATTACTTTCTCTTCTTCATTCGATCTGCGGCGAGTTGCGAATCGAAGGCTGATATCTTGCGCTCCACACGCCCGACGCCCATCATCAGTGCCTTATCCTCCGCGCTCAGTTGCTTCCACTGGCTCGGCAGTATCCCCCACGCTCTCGCCGTCAGCATCTCCTCGTACATCAGGCTGTGTTGCCAATTCCCCGACTTTATCGGTAAATCGTTCAATAATGTCGGCAAGTGCATCCCCGGAGATAGGAATTGGACGCCGAAATAAGGCCTCAATGGCTCGCAGCTGGTCTTGCGTGATATTGCGCCCCGCGCTCAGTATCTGAATGCGGAAGAGGACCACCTGGATGTCCTCTGGCGTGACCAGCATCTGCGTTTTGATGTAGAGCAGTTTCCGGTCGCGGGGATTCTCTGGGATCGACTGTTCAAGCCAACCCATGAGCGCTTCCCAATTCTCGTCTTCCTCTACAACGACGCCCTCAGTTAGACTGTAGCCGTTCACTCTCTCGGCTATCTCGGCGGACATCTCCCGCACGGCCTTCTGGTGTTCAACCCAAAGGGTCTTGTTGCGTTCAGTTCCCTCTGGATCTTTAGGTCGCTCCAAATTGTCGGCAGTGAGTTCGTATTCCTCCTCACCCACAGCCGTCTTAGCCATGGCCGTCGGCGTGTCGATGGGGCGTCCCGCATCCATGTAGCGTTGGCGGATGTCCTGCTGCATCTGAGTGATGAACAGTAGACTCACCGGTTGTAGGGTTATCTCGCGCCCCAAACCGTTGGTATACGTGCGCAGAGCAGCCAAGTCGATGATTTTATCATCAACCGACTGCTCCATAGACCGTTTCTTCGCCATTGCTCCCCCTTATATGTGCACAACCGGGCCAACCAGCCCGGGGGAGCGCCCAGCCACTCGACCCGGTTGATAGCACCTAGTCACGTTACTTCTCCGCGATATAGATTGCCGCCAAACTAGCGATCGGATCACCGACTGCAAACACTTTGTTATAGTCGCACATCCACAGAGCCTGTAGGCCGGGAGTGCCATCTGCATCAAAGAGAGTCGGCAACGGATATACTTCCCAGTCGTAGCCACCATCCCAAGAGCGGTGGATGGCCCCTCGATCGGCAGTATCCCCGTCAGTCCAATCAACCGCCATGGCCAAGCAATATGGATCGACTGCCTGAATGTCGTTGATCGCATCCGTGGAGACGAGGCCACTCGGCGTGGAGACGGTTCGCTCGTACCAGTTCGTGCCTCCATCATCTGTGTACCAAAGTTCACCGTCCGCATAGCCCACGAACCAGTACACGTCGAAAACCATCACGCAACAGTTGGCAATCACACCATTCTGAGTCGCTGATCCGCCGATATCCGTCCAGTGATCGCCCCCATCGTCCGTGTACAGCACAACATTTCCAGCGCCCACGATGATACCGTGGAGATGGTCGATGAAGTTCACGTGGTTGAGGGCTGTGGCCTTGCCTGTCGATTGTTCGACCCAGGAAACGCCGCCGTCTCGTGAGAAGTGGCACTCGCCCAGATTGGTCACGCACCAGGTGAAGTGATAACCGAGTGAGAACAGTCCGCCCTGTCGGGGCGTAAAGTCTGCATCCTCAGTATCCAGAAGTACATTCGTCCAGGTGGCCCCCAGATCGTCCGAGTAGGCGATTTCAGCGTGTGCCGCGGCATCAGTCGTCCCCCGCGATACCATCACGCGGTGCCCGCCATTCGCCATCGGGAAAACCACCACGCTACTGATGTCCTCGTCAGACTCAAACGGTTCGGCATCTGTGGCAGCCCAAGTAGCTCCACCATTCACGGTCTTCTCAACTACGTCAGTATCATGAACTACATAGCCGATAGTGCATGGCGTGAGAGCAGGCCCACAGTCGCCCGCGCAACGCTCGGTCATGAGGAAAGCGATGTCGTTCGCGCCCTCGGCTTCCGTACTGAGCAATGCAGTCAGTACCATCCACCAGAAGCGCTCGCGCACTGAGATGCTGAAATCGAATGCCTGAGTGGACTCGTCATTCCCCTCACGCTGTGCGAGATTCGAGTCCGTGACGTTGGTAATGTCCGAGGCCTGAAGTACCTGACCGCGCTCATAGTCGAGCAGCACGTCGGGCACGCCACATTCTGACTGTAGAACGTAGACGGGCAGTGGGCAAACTTGCTTTTCCAGATATCCGGCCACTTTGTCGATTGCTGTAGTGATCGTCGTCGTGATCTCCCCCGGAGGCCCTTTGCTTCGCGTCGAGACGTTCCACGCACCATGTCGCTTTCGACTCGGACAGTGGGTGCGTGTGATGTCGCCCATTGGAGCGGTCACATCCCCCAGTTCGTGGCAACCCAAGTAGACGGGTTCTGTGTTCGGTCCATCAGGCTGCACCCAAATGCGCCCCATAGCGCCGTTATAATGACTCAGTGCCTTCTCCATTATTCCTCCCGATTCCTAGATCGTTTTACCATCGCCGCTAAATCCGCCATAGAGAGACGAATCATAACCTGCTGTGCTTTGCGCCACCGTTCTTGCAGATCCTCCACCGTCCAGATGTTGGCACCGTAAAGGGCCGCCTCCATTTTGGCGGGCGTGACACTACTTTTGAACAGTTTGGCCCAAGGCACGCTCAGTCGATGGCCTTTCTGCAAATCCGCCAATGACATCTCGCCCTCCTGGTACGCTTCCACCGGCAGGAGCACGCGGATCCGATGGCCCTTCTCTTTGTATTCCACCAGGACGCTCTCACCGCGACGCTCTACCAGGATTATGGGGCGCAGATCGAGCGGTATGTCTATGCGGGGTGCCCGCTGGACTTCCGCGCCACTGACATCGCTTTCTCCATCTGACTTTTGAACCACGGCTCCCTCTCCTCTCGTATCACTTTATCAAACTCTCTGGCCTCCGTGCCAGGATGTTGAACGTAAGGCCGGAAGACCGTCTCGCCCCCGCTCATTCCCGGCCAAGAGTGAATTACACCTACCTTCGTTTTGGGCGCGAACATCGATGGGAAGGCCAGCACTTTTGCTTCGCTCTTGCCTGTGTAAATGCCCGCCCATATCTCGTGCGGCCTAGTGCCGTTATTGACATAACCGTATATTTCGTCGTCCGTCGTCACGCTCACAGCGGGGCTGGGCGTTCGCTTGGTCAAATGTGTATGCTCTTTGAAGACCACCTCGTGTTCCCAGGTTTTGGTGGTCAGTTCAAAATCCTTGCGGATCTGCCGGACGGCCCGCCGCATAGCATTTCGCATGATTCGAGAGAACTCTGCGTCCTTGAAACGCTTCGGCTTGACTATCTTGACGAATCGTGCGTCGATGGCTCCGGGCACCGTTCAGACTCCTCTTTCAAACAAACGCTCACTATTTGGTCCTCGTAAGGAGAGCAGATGCTCTATGTCCCGCACATCCACATAATGTTCGGGCCGCTCAGGTGAGAATGGATAGAATGCGCAGGTCGTTGGCCCCAGATATTGAGCTCGCAGATCCCCTAAATAGACCAATCGCTGCATCCCATATTGCCCTAGGATGATCTTTTTCGCTTCCGATGGTACGGATCGCACGCGCCGCGTGCCGACACGCCCTCCTCAACCCATGCCTATGCTTCCCTCAACCAGCGATTGCGCAGAATGCCGATCTCGTTCCAAACGGTCAGGTTCCGCTCTGCTGCACCACCGGCAGGCCAGTCCGCACCAGTCTCGCCATCGCATAACTCCAAGTGTCCCGTCCTGATCTGAGTCAGATACGCAGTTGACCAGCGGCCTAACATAGCGCGGTCATCATCAGACAGTCTCGCACTTCCGCAAGTGCAATTATAGTGAGCCGCCGCGATAGTGCAGTTGAGCTTCTTGAGCATCTCGGTGGCCCAGGCAGCCAGAGTGCAATCGCACCCTCCCGATTGAGCGCGCGCCCCATGGATGTCCGCAGCGGCCATCTCTAAAAAACGCTCGATACGACCATCCAATTCGGCACCTACTGAGGCAATGCAGAAGAAATCGAGATAGTCCTGCACTGTAGCATAGGCTTCTGTGCACGCCATCTAGGCGCGCTCTCTGATCATTTGCAAACTGGCCGTGCCCACGCCTGATACGGCTAGCAAGTCTTTATCGCTTGCGGCTTGCAACTTGCGAGGCGTATCGTAACCCGCTGCACAAAGTTTCTCTACCATCGAGCGCTCCTGCGCCGTCTTGGCCTGGAGCACGATGCACATTCGTTGAACCATCCTATCCATACTTGACTCCTCGCTATGCGTGGAGAATATAACCAATACTGATTCTGACCGTCGCTTCGTTCGCCGTCCCATCACTGGAAGCCACTTTAGCTCGGATGCGCGAGTTAGCAGCGATCAACGACGTGTCCACACTGTAACGACTGTTGCCCCAGAACCCACCTACAACCGCGAAACGGAATCGAGCGATCTCGACATCGGGATCACCGGCATACAATACTACTTCCATAACAGCGTTCTTATCACACGCTTCAATCGCTACGTCGATGATGTGAAAATCCTCTGTAATGGTCGTTCCTGCCACTACAGTTGTGAAGGCGCCCAAAACCCAGTCAGCGCCACTGACCAAATCCGCGCCGTTAGCAAGCGTTGGATACACTTTTTCCGGATTGGTAAAGTGATTCTCGATATGCTTAACCATTGCGCCAAGACTGTCATCTACCATCTCGCCAGTAGAATCGACGGCCACGCCCTCAATGGACCAGATCGGCGTCCCCATATATCACCTCCTAAGGCTAAGCAGGCGCAGTTGTCGCGTCGCCATTCATGCAGTGATTGTTGACCCAGGCGTCCGTTCCTCCAGCTGTATTCAAATCATCCCAATCACCATTTGCTCCAGCCGGAAGATCGCAAGAGAAGTAGTTGTCAAATACCATGTTGTAGTCACCGTTGGTCAAATTAATGCCCTCGTCTGTGGAAAGGCCACCTGCTTGTGCAGTGATATTGTAGATGGAGTTGCGATAAATCTGGTTGTAATCACTGACCTCCAATGCTATTGCATCTCCACAGTTTGTAAACAGATTATCATGGATGTTGCAGTACTGCGTGTGACTTCCTGCCGGATCAGCATAAATGCCAACCACTGCACACCGATCAAAGACATTGTTGTGGATATGCGCGTACCAGGAGAATTCCAGTTCGATGGCCGTATCCACATACTCACTGAAATGACAGTTGCGTACTGTCAGATTCTCCCCGTAGAAAGCCCCTCCCCATACAGCAGAGATAGCATCTGCTTGAGCATAGGCCAAACCAGGGCCAGTGTAACAACCCTGAAAAGCGAATCCCTCGATCAATACATCCATAGCGTGAACCGTGATACAGGTCCCGCCCGCCTGGGCTGCTTGCCAGACGACGCCTACAGCTCCAGAAGGAGACAATCCTACGATTCGTACCCCGTGAACATCTACGGTAACTTCCTCAATAATCGCCGTAGTATATTGGCCTGCGCCAGCCACCCAATCGCCCCATTTCCAGGCGTTATTGGCCATCACGACGATGACATCGCCGCGATAGTCTTCGCACTTGGTGAGAGCCGCTGCCACTGTGGTCAGTGGATCCGTGGGATCAGTGCCGTCCCGTTGGTCACTGACCCCCGGATAGTTCGGGTCCACGTAGAAGATAGTCCCTGTGCAGTGCTGGCGCAGACCTGTTTCTGTCCAGCCGCCCGGAACGCCCATTTGCCCTGGGTAGACCGGATTTAGTCTTGTAAGTGGCGTAGGCCACATTACATCTGAAGATGGCATATTTTCCTCCTATGAGGTGGAGCATAAAAGCTCTCGCCTTGCATTCTAATCGGGGAATTTAAACAGAATGCCCGACATATTGCCGACCCAGTGATTGACATCTCCAGCGGCGTTATCTAGGAATGGGACAGCCCCCATAACGGCATCACCATTCTGAGCACAGTTTCGTGCCACGAGACAACGAGTTACACTTGCACCAAGCGTGATACCCGCTCCCTGTGCATCCAGGCAAGACATGGTATTGTCACAGATACGGCCTCCCCCGCCTTGCACGACCTCAATGCAAACCCCTTGAGATTCATCGAAAAAGTTGTCGTGAACGAAGATGAAAGCAGGGTCATCATTGATATAGATGCCTTGGGCAGTCAATGCTTGACAGAACATACAGCGGGCAATTTCCAAGCTGAAACCTACGCCACCAGGAACAGACATGATGCCATAAGCACCAGTGCCAAACCAGCAGTCGAAAATGCCCAGCCGACACTTAGCACCGCTGAACTCCACACCCGCATGAGCAGGCCCAGCATCAAAGTAGAAGTTGTGAATCCGCACATCATTGGCTGCGACGATGAAACAAGCCGTATCGGCCGTAGCATGAATGCAAGTCCAAGAACGGTCAGTACATCCGCCTTCAGCACCAATGATAGTGACCTTGCTCTTGTTGATAGTGACCGCTAGATCGCTTTCCAAATCGTAGTAGTCCAAAACCACAATGGTATCATTGTGATCATTCACGCACATGGCTAATGCAGCGGCAATGGTCAGTTTTGGTTGAAGTGGATCGAGCCCAGTATTATCATCACTGCCCGCACAGCCATCCACGTAGAAAATGCCTCCCAAGGCTGCGCCCGCAATGAGATACTTGGACAAACCCCCAAGATAGTGTTCCGGTCCTTTCGGTTGTCCTGTATAAGGCATATTTTATGTCTCCTTTAGACTGGCACAGCAACAGTGAAGCCGTTGTCGGCTACCTGGAGCGAGGCCACATCCTCTGCTATATTCCCTACCCACATACCTGGCGTACCTGCATGAGCACGATAGCCGGCGGCTTGTGAATAAGTGCCACAGAACACGTTCTGCGTTACGATGTTGTGGCCCCGACTGCCCCCACGCAGATCCAACTTCTCTGTGGCCAGATTGATCTCGCCCTCGTGGAAGATGTTGCCCGTGAAGACTGAGAGGTTGAAGCCCCGGATATGGGCGAGTCCAGCTACGTGATTGTCGTTCTCCCAGAACAGGTTGTTTCGGACGATGCACTGATATGGATCGCCAGGGCCAACTGCAGTGTTAGCCACAATGATGGCGTGAGAAGAGCCGTCGACGTGCTGCAACTCGATGAACTGGTACCCCTCGATGATCGCGCGGTGCGGCGCACCGTAGAACTCGATGCCGTAGTGCCCTCCCCACAAACCGTCGAAAATGCAATTCCGGATCGTGGTCTTGTAGGATGATGCGTCTGCATTATCATCATAAAGCCTGATACCTGCGGCGTCCGCTGGGCAATTGAACGTGAATCCCTCGATTATCCAGCCCTCACGCTGCACGTCCAGACATGGAGCGGTGGTCACAAGAGCAGTCCAGGTCGGCGCATGTTCTTTCACCCCAGCACCCAAGATATAGCAATTCTTGGGAGCAGTAGCTGGTATCGTAACGTTTTCCGTAGGCGTTGCCTCAGCAGCCACCACGATGACCGAGCCATCCAGATCAGTCGCCAAAGTCGTTTGCCAGGCAGTCAACTGATCGATTGCGCCCTGGATCGTCGCTTTGGGATTCTCCGGGTCAGTCCCATCGGCAGCATCTGTAGCAGTGGGATATTCATCGTCCACATAGAGCACCAATGCCGCCGATTCGGTTCGTAAGCCACGCTGCACGTCGCTCCCTGGTACCCCCATCTGGCCAGGGTACCAAGGCGCCGCCCGCAACTGTGGCAGGTTGAATCCAGTCATTTCGTATCCTCCATTTTCACCAAGTCAACGATTCTAGGCACCCACGCTTTGAGCGCGCGGGTCCTTCGAATCGGGATCCCAGCGTAGAGGGGCGTAATGCGGCTTCTGGGGCGACTCACTCTGTACTTCTGGCAGTGGTGTCGTCAGTTCGTTCACCTTCTGCTGTAGAGTGTATTCTTCGAGTCGCCCCGTAGGGTCCATGCGGATATACTCCGCAGCGTCAGCCAATATCCACCCCTCGTACTGGGTCTTGTCGCTCTCCTTGGCTTTCTGTAGGCCCAAAAGCGCCGCATGTTGATCCGAGCCGTGCTCGACGTAATCGGTCTGCCCTGGACCTGCTTTTCTGCGTACCATGATTCGCTACCTCCCCCGTTTATTGATTTTCTGCGTCAGCCAACCGCCCAGGTTCACGGAGCGGTTCCGCTGGAGTAGTATGCGCCACGGAAGTCGTATAGGTTGCCTTCATTGGCATCTGTGTACGTTCCCCAATGATCCTCGACCTTCACCACGACGTTGCCCGTTGCAAAGTCGCCCATCTGAGGCGACAAAGGAGCGCCGCCGCCCACAAAGGTCGCGAACGTTTCCTGGTCGCTCTTCTTGCGAATGAGCATCGGCCCAGGCATTCCGGCGCGTCGCGCCAGAATGAGAGGCACAATATCCGTTCGATAGTCCGTAAATGCCCACCATGGCAAGTTCGGAGCCGCGCCAGTGATATATGGGTCTTCGATTGCAGTGAATGTCCCTGCCACAACGTTGGTCGCATTGGTCGCCAGTTCGGGCACCAAAGTCGAGCGCTGTATCGTTGCCACAGTATCCACGAGACCGCTGTGGTGTACGATGTACTTGAGCGCCGCATTGATCGGTTCTCCCGCAGCGTCAGTCCGCTGGTTGAAGGCCATGCGCGCTGCGCTGATACGGGCTGTAGTGAGGCGTCCGGTCGTGGAGTAAAGTGCGCCGGCCAATCGAGCAATGCTGATAGCGTTCGTGTACATTCGAGAGATGAACTTCTCCAGCGAGCGCCGGGCCGCTTCGCCCATCAACCTCGACTGGTCATTAAAGTAGCCAAGGTCGTCGTTGATCAGGCATTCCATCGAGAAGTCCCATTGCTTGGCCCAGCGATAGACACGGTACTCGCGCTTCACAGCGTCGGCCACGTATCCCGCCCGCGCCTCGCCCTTTGCGCCGACCAATTCCAAGTCCTGTAGACCCTGCTGCTTCTGATAGCGCGTTACGGTCATGAAGTTCGGCACCGTCTCTATCGACACGAACGGTTCAAAGTTGAATCGCTTGCGCTGATAAGCCGGGCGCATGGAGCGAGCCACGAATTCCTGAATCGCGTAGGCAAAGTCCCCAGAGGTCATGACCTCGCTCAGACGGGTGGTCATACCCCATTCCAAGTCCTGGTCCCGAATGCCGTTTAGGCCCCGGTCCAGAAAAGCGAACATATCCTGCGCTTCAGAGATACGCGACTGCTGTCCATACAGTTTCAACTGCTCAGCACGAATGTCACTGAGCATACTCAGAATCCTACGCATCGTTTCTATCCTCCTAGCTCGTTAATCTCGGTTATCCGACGGGCTTGAATTCACGCCAGCCGTTGAACAGCATGACGCAAACGGCATACTCAGTGAGAGTGTTCGCCCATTCCTTCGGCCAGGGATCGTCCTCAGCCGCGATTGCCCCGCCTACACCGCCGTCTGTGTATTCGTCCTGGCAACGCATTAGAATGCCCGCCATTGGATTCCACACAGTAGCATCGTTCAGCGGCGACATCGAGAGCGTAACGCCTGCGGAAAGATCGTCCGAGTCGTCCACGTACACCGGCTGTCCGACGCTCGGGGCCGTCTCGAAAGTATCTGCATCGCCTGCTGCATAGGCGGTCACATTCGCAACGTAAGCACGCACAATGTAGCCATCTGCAACGTTCAGAATTACGGTCTCAGTTGCGGCAAGATAGCTCACTACTACGCCGGTCACATTGAGTGGCCTGCCATCTGCAACCGTCTGACCGTCTACGGCCAACACAGGATGCAGGCCGTCAGTCAGAGCGTCCTTGTTACCGCCGCCGGTTTCAGAGCCTGCACCGTGCGGCCACAGATCATCCGCCTGGAACTTGCGGTTCACATAAGGACCGCTGGACTGCTGCCAATTTGGTCCCTTTACAAACTCGTCATAAGGCATTTCGTCCCTCCGTCAACTTACTTATTCTGGTGAAGTAAGTCCGTACTTCTCCCAGATTCGATCCACGTTCTTGTCGTACTCTTCCAACCGCTGCTTTGGCGTCACCTTCTCATCGCTGGGCTTTGAAGGCCCTTGGTCGGTCGGCTGACCAGCGTTACTGGATTCAGCCAGCGCTTTCCGAACCGCCTGGACCGTATCCTTCAGTTGCTGCTCATCGGCGTAGGTGTTCTTCGCCAGAACGTCCGTGACGATGGGCGGCAAGTCGGTTTCCGCCAAACGCGCCTTCACCGTATCGGCCTCCAGAAAGACGGGAGCGGACTCTGCCGCCGTTCCTTCTGGGGCGGCCTGCGATTCTGTGGCGTCTTCCGGCGTAGCCTGCGACTTCGTTTCAGCCTCATCGGTCGGAGCATCCAGTACCTGCCCCTCTTTCTCGGTCATCGTGTCCTCCTCATCGTTTTCCGCTAATTGTATCGCATGTCCCCCGGCCCCCGCTCGCGTCACCCAGTCAACCGAGAGGGCCTGGTCGATAGATTCGACATATTGGCCCACACGGTCGCCTTCTCGGTAGGAGCCTTTACGCACCGTGCCGTCGGCCAGAATGGAGCATTGGAGCCCGTCCAGAATGCCCAACTCGTCGCGCTTGCGCACCGTATCCGCAAAGTGCTCGTCGAACACGCCCACGCGAGCGATGGGTGCGCCGGAGGGAGTCTTGCCCACTATGTCCAGTACCTGACTGACCTCATTGCGCACGTTGTAGTCGTCCTTCTTGTGATCGGTCGTATACATCTTGGCCCCTACGAACGCCCCCGCATCGCGTTCGATCACGTGAGCCGGATAGTAGAAGTTCCGCGCCTTGTTACCCCAGCCCGGTTCGATCAGTACCACATCCAGGAGCAGCGGCGCGCTGTCGGCGGGAGCGTCGGAGTCGGCTTCTGCCAATGAGAGCGCATGGCCAGAGTCATTTTCGGCTAGGGAGACTCGCTCAACTTCGATATTTTCGGCTATTTCGGCCATCCCCGTTTCGCTGATAGCACCTGCGTCCTTCAAGCGGACAGCCATTTCGTCAGTGAGTTTCCGAATGGCGCTGATCTTTTCAGCCCACCCAGATGGGGTATCGCCGCCCGTCAGCGAAAAGCAGTCCAGAATGCTGCGAAACATATCGCGATAGTCGGCCAACAGATCGTCCATGACCACGCCGGCTTGACGCACTTCACGGGCATCAGCCAAGGCATCAAAGGAGAAAACGCCCCAAGGCACCACCCTTTCACCTTTATCGGCCACGATCGGCATTTCGGCTTCTGCGCCCCATTCTTCCAGAGAAGCGGCTTCCGAGAACTCCATGTCCTCGGCCTTGTAGAGCGCTTTCAGTTTGCGAATGGCCTCGGCTTTCTTGGGTCCCTCGTACACATTGCCTCTGTGCCCGCCGGGACTGGTCAGCGCAGCCTTCGCACCGCCCATGAGTGTGTGATCGGGCTTACCGTTCTTCTTGACCTGCAAGTGCCAAGTGCTCGGCTTATCGGAATCCTCGACCACCAGGAA